CTCCATCAATTGTAGTGTCAGTCTTAACATCTAATGTAATTCTGTTACCTTTCTCGATTGAGTCAGTGATCGCCTTAACATTGTCAGAATAAGTTTTTACTAATGCCTCTTTCAAAGTCTTAGCTCCTTGAGTCTTAGGTGCATCAACTGCCTTTTCAGACATTGCCTCAATACGACCTTCCATTTTTGCAATAGCTTTCTCCATTTCAGAGTTCTTAACTTCGATAGACTTGAAGTTGTCAAGCTCGCTTTTTAATTGAGCAACCTCATCCTTTGTTGGAACTGTTGCCATTTTTTCAGAGAACAAACCGTTGATCTTTTCAACAACTTGCTCCGGTGTTAAATTGTTTTCCATTTTGTTTTAAATTAAAAAATTAAAGTTTACTAATTACCTCACTCCAATCAAATGCTTTTTGCTCCGGCTCATACAGTTTAACAGAATGGCTTTCCGGTTCTGTTTGTGCGAGTAAAGTCAATTGACTTGACAGGAAGTTGGCTTTCATTTCGAGTTCAAACAAACGCTCATCTGAGCCCTTTCCATTTGCTAAGGCTTTGATTACTGTTTGTAAATCATCTGAAATCTTATCTATGTATGTTTTTTTAGTTTCGCTTTTCATGATGTCAACCACATTAGTTAACTCATTTGCTCCAAAGGTAACAGCAGATCCCTCCCAAAGTTTAACCTCTTGGAGTAGTGTGAAACCACCTAATGGATTAGAACTATCCTTTACGAATTTAGTCTTATCAGATACCCTTTGGAATCCTACTGAATGCTCTTTAATGATACCCTCTTGATAATCTCTCCATGCATCCTCTCCCATTGTTGAGGTGCCTAATCTACCCACAGCAAAGAGTCCATTGTCATCTTCCTGTAACTTACTGAATACTCCGATCTGTTTCTCCCAGTCATGATGCCTTAGAAATGCAATCTTACGATTTGATGCAGCCTGTGGCCCCCTCTCTTGGATGGATTTTTTAAATGCACCCTTTTGGATCACATCATTATCAGAGTCTACATTACCAAACTTTGCCAAATAAACAGCAACTTCCCTCTTGGAGGAGTCCATGTCTTTAATTTCAAAGCCGCTTTTTATCTCATATTTACTCATACTCTTTGTGTTATCGGTCCATGCTGTTGAACATATTGCAAAACGTTGATCACTGTCATACTCACTGTTCATGCTCTCATCACTCATGCAACGTCCAATGAACTGCTCCTCATTCTCATCTCCTGTTGGCTTAGGTATTGGCATTTTGTATTGGATTAGTTATCATTGAATTTGCTGTTACAGGATCATATCCATAGTAGTTAACCAATGTATTGATAGCTGTTTGTCTATCCATCTGGCCACCACTCACTGCATTATTAAGCGAGATGATACCATCCAAACCACCGACTGTTCCTTTGAGATTAGTCTGAGCCTGTGCCAATGCAGCTGCCTGAGCCTCTGTTCTATCTTGTTTCTGTAACTCAATATCGAACTCCTCTGCATATTGCTGTTGAGTGATCACTCCATCTCTAAGCATAACTGACCATGTATCTACTTTTGTTTTCTCTGCCTGAGCTTTTACCTGCTCATCATCTTGAAGTATTGGCAGATGTTGGAAGTTAGCCTGTAGATAGTACTCACCTTGCAATCCCCATTGAGCTATCATTGAATCATACATCTGTTGAGTCTCTGGAATGATTGTATCAGTGTAAGCCATACGAATTGAATCCCTCACATTGCTGAATGTCGCACCCTTCTCACTTGAAAATAGGTTGTAATTCAATCCAAATGCATCAATGATTGCCAGCTTATCCTCTGTTAACTCCTCAAATAACATGAGGTCTCTTGTTGGATAAGACATTGGCTGCCAGTTCACATTGGACTCAGTAATTATTAACTCATCTTTTTGTCTACGATACCAGTCTTTTTGTATTTTTTGTCTCTCCTCTGGAGTCATTGGAATAGCTCCTCCCATGTCATTACTCTGAGCTGATAAGATACCAATGGCTCCTAAGTTCTCAAGTAATACATTACGCTTATTATAGCTGGCCATGATGTTTGACAATGGTAATCTGAGTGAGTCAATGCGAGATATTGGTCTGACAATGTTCATACCATCTGCAGTTGTCAAATAGATTGAATCCTCTAATTGAATTGTCTCTTTGGAACCATCATCATAAGTGAATACAAACGAGTCAATGAGGTCATTGATCTCCATTTGCTTTAATTTCTTACCACTTAGATTAATTTTTATCTTGTTGTTTGGTAGTGTTATAATCAAATTACGCTGTCCAAAGGACCTTACAGGGCAGTAAGCAACCACATTCGAGTACAAAGCATCCTGTACACTCATTGAATAGACTACATCTGACCATGATTGCACTCCATTAGGCTTAGTAATTAGGTCATTAATCCAGTGATCAGTGATTAAGTTACCATCCTTATCAAATAATGTTGGAACATTAGAGCTCATCATAGTGGCTCTCTTGTTAATAACTGATCTTAACTCTGGTATATCAATGAATAACCTCCATGCATCCCCAGTATCAAGCCACACAGCCTCTTTTTTACCCCATATCTGCACTGCAGGTGGGAATATTTGACGTGTCAAGTTACGATACCTATCTGTATTAGCGTAATTATCAACGAACGCACTAAGGAAATTGAATGCCATTCAATATTGTTTTGGCAAATGTAATCATTATTTTAATACAAAAAAGGGGGTTTAAATTATGCCAGCTGTCTGAACATAGATTGAGCGAAGATTGATAAACCTGCCAGGCAATCCGGTGCATCATCATTCTTATTCTTACCTTCCTTGCTGAAATGGAGCACATTCTGGATAAACAGCTCACATTCTGGGGTGCCATTGTTAACGAATGTAATCCTTTGCTGGATCCAAACAGATTGCATGATGATACGTGTTATCTTATTCACTGAGTTATGGACTGGCAGTATCCTGCTGTTGGTCATCTTTTGCAATCCCCTTGCAAACATAGCCCCCATACTATTGGACTCTACCCTGCAATAGGTGACATTCCACTCATTGAGCTTGTTGGCAATCAATGGCATGGTGATATCAGTATTGGACTTGTTGAATACATAATCAACCAAATAGAACTCATTGCCTGCCACTGCCAAAATAGCGAATGCAGTGAAGTCAGCCCCAGCATCTGCCACATCACAGTAAGCAATGCACCCCTGGACCTTATCTTTGATGCTGTTGAACTCAGTTAATGGAATAGTTTTGAGGTCATTGAACAACCTACCTTGAATATCAACAGGTGATTGCATATATTCAGCCTCCCAGATACTTGGCTCAGTACGTTTTTTCTTATCCATGTACTCATCTGTTGTCATCACTGACTCACAAAATGAGCGACCATCTATCAATGCAGGGATAACTATTGACTTATCATACATCCCATCATTCATTTGCCTACCTATCACATCATTCAAACTCCATCGAGTACCTATGTCAATCCTCTTGCATCCACTCTCAAAACGGCTGTCATGTGTTGCCTCCTTCCATTGGATGATGCGTTCATTCTGAGTGTCTGACAATGCCTGTTCTAATCCTGTGTAAAGGTCATCGGTAACTGCAATGTTATCTGCTCCAAATCCTATGATAGTACCTCCCACCCCTGCACCAAAGTAACTGACTTGCTTGGCAGAGTTAGTGTTCCATCCTTGAAGGTTTGCCTTATCCTCACTCAGTTGAACGTTAGGGAATACCTGTTTGAACTTATCACTCTTCACAATATTACGCACATCATAAGAGAATTTCAGATATAGTGTTGCCGTGCATGCGTTACGCATTACTGACTTTGCAGGGTTCCTGCCAATGGTCCATGCACAAAACAATGAACTGACATAGGACTTTCCTGCCCTTGGAGGCATGGATACACTTAATGATCTAATCTTATTATCTTCTATCTCTTGGAATGACTCTGCGACACTGTGTAGAAATAACCTACTTTCAAAGAATGCCTGGTCATAGTAGAGGCAAAACTCCCAAAACTCCCGGCGGCAAAGTTCGAGGCGTAATATCTGTAGTATTGCGTTTTGCTTATCATTCACCTTTGAGGAGTTGTCTGATATCATCGGAGCTTAATCCAGTGAGATCTACATTGGTTTGAGTTTGTTCCACTTGCTGAATAGGTGCACCATATCCACTATCCATTAGGGCCTTATAGGCATTTGTATCACCTTCCCTGGCTTTCTTAATGAGTGCCAATGTCATGGCATCCTCTTGACTTACAACTTCATTTTGACCTGTCAATGGATTGGTAATACTCTGCTCCATTTCAAGCCAATACTTAGCTATTGTACTCCTGTTTTTAGATCCCTTTGGACGTCCATTAGGATTGCCACTTTCCCCTTTTCCCCAACGTGGTTCTATGTCTTTAAATCCTGCCATAATATCGTTGTAAAATCGTTGTAAAGATACTCAATAAATCAAAACATGTTTGCCATGAGGTAATAAAGACCTATCAATGCCAGTGCAACTATCACTCTCATAAGGCTTTCTGTTGCTTTTTTAGGATCATATATCCACTTTTGAATAGTCTCACAGCTCTTCCATGGCATGAATAATAGAACGAACTTATCTGCAAAGTATAACAGTGCGAATACTGGCAGGATCATGAGCCCTAATGTTACCTTGATTTTATGCCTCATTGTGTATATTTTTTACTTGATTGTATAATCTAAACTCTTGTTTCATTCCATTATCCCACACTACATTGATAACAGTGTCAGTGTGATCCACAATGGTGCCCAGTGGCTCATCATTGATGTAAGCTGTTTTGGTCTCAAAGTTGAATGAGTAAACATTCTTAGTCTCTTTTGAGTTCATAGTAATTGTTTATTTCGTTCTTTAATACGTTTATCCTCTTGGCATAGTTCAATGCATCAATAGGATTACAAATATAATCAAATCCAATATCTGTTATGACATCCACCAATTTGAGGGCTGTATCCTGGTCCTTGGCTATCTTAATTATCTCAGATGTATGAATCATTTATTATCTTATTTCTGACTAAAAAATTATGTTTCATTGAGTTACTCATTGATCTTTTGAACATTCTATATTCGTACACTTTCCCATCCTTTGTCTCATGTGTTACCTTGAATAGGTTGATGTTGTCGCAGAACCAACGAATCTCATATCTATTGAGCTCCTGACATCTCAGATACCTATCTTTGAATAGTATAGAATACAGCCGCCCAAATGTTTCATTACTTACAGTAACAGCAAATGGTTTCTGTTTTCTATGCAGGTCAATGATTAACACTTGGCTAAGGTAATTAAAGTTATCAACATGACAAAGGGGAGCTGTTATACTCCCCCTTGTGGCTTACCAGAGCCGAATGTGATCCCCCTTGTGTGCATATTCATTACTTCCCAGGTTTCTGATCTGAACAAGGGGGGTGGTTTTGCCGAACCTCAGTTATTAATCTTATCAAGTATTGATTGAGGAGTCTTATACTCCCATCCATACTTATTGTATATCTGTATTAAGTAGTTCATTTCTTTACTAAGTATTTGAATGCATTATCATAGAACGAACCTCTCACCTCATTGCCATTCATGAACCTGTACAGTGTAGCTGCATTGACGTTCATATCCTCTGCCATGTGAATTAGTTTATATCTGTATGACAGTTGATCAGTTAGTTCTCTCCTGAGCCACTCAGAGAATGACTCATCGAGATTGAGATATACTGTCTTAGAACGGTAAGTCATCTGGCTCATCTGTTGGTTGTACACTTGTAGATGCCGGATCAATGAACTCCTTATCATGTGTAACTTTCCACACGTCCAAAGTGTTGTAATAACGTCCATTGAACTCACGTCCTCTTAGGTTGAATGATACATCAACAACTTGAGACTTTCTTAATGGAGCAACAGCATCCATCTTATCATTGACTGCCTGGAATAAGATATCCTGTGGATACTTAGAGTCAAGTGTTGTGATTACAAATTCTCTCACTGAGAATCTATCTGAGATCACTTTGACCTCATTGATGAGCTTAACGGCTCCTTTGATTGTTAAATCTGACATTGTTTGTATTTTGTTTTAAATTGTTAATAAATTAATCTACTCTCTCCGGGAAGTACACTGGATCAGATGTTACATGTATAATCTCTTGCACAACCAAATTGGCGTAATGTGTAGCCAATTCAAAATCTGGTTTGTATTGAGCCTCATCATCATAAGAGTTTCTGATGTCTGCCATCCTTGATGGGTTTGTTAAAAAAGCAGCTACTAATGTAGTGACTAACTTTGCTTTGTCTTTTTGTGTCATTTTGTTTTGGGTTTTAAATTATAAATATCTCTCTTTAAATTTAGCAGACTGAATAAATGTTCTATCTGTTAATGCCTTAGCATAATCATGTGACATCTGTGCTATCAATGCATGTGGATGATCTGCATCCGGTGCCAGTCCATTGCCAATACTTGACAATAAACCATTCATTGCCATTAACATGGCCTGCTGGTAAAATTCTTCTTTTTCCATGGTTATTTGTTGTTTAATTCGTTTACATACTTAGAATAATACTCATTACAGTAAATGAGTTTCTCCCTTATCAAGTCCTCAATCTCCTCATCACGTTCATATCTGAGCACAGTTACTCTATGATGCATTGGAATGTGATCTACTCGATGGATGGATAAGTTATCCCATTCATTGAGTAAGTCATCTGGAGTAGTGTACATGGTATAGACTAACTCAAAGGCAGGTCTATCATAAAGCCACATGTATGCTCTACCTTGCCACTCATAGTCTGAGTTCTCACCTTCGGATGGTGTTGCCGGGAAGGTATCCAATGACCAGGAGCTCTTGATGTCAATGATGAGGTCATCTGTTATAATGTCACAGCATCCAGACATGTACTCATTCTCTACTCTGACAGTGTTCTTAACATACTTATTTGTAAATCTCACATCATTGAGTAACTTGATACCCACATGCTCCCAATCAGTACCCTTGATCATGGGCTTAGTCTTTATCTCTGTAGTGTATCCGTAAAAGTCCTGCTTAGCAATTTTTCTAATCTCACTCTTTGCAGTCTCAGACAATGGATCTGACTTACTCCTTGAGTTGGTCATGAGCTTACCTAATTGTGATGGTCTCCATTTCATAGTTGTGCCTCCTGTTCTTTGGTTAGGTGAAACTTAGACTTGAGCTCCTCAACTGTGAACTCCTTAGACTTAATCTTAATTAAAGCATTGTTGAAACGCTCAGTTGATAATGTCTCTTTGACTATCTCTTTTGGCTGCTCCTCTTTGCTTGCTTTCTCACCATCATCATCAACAGCCTGTAAAGATAATGCAGCCTGTAATGTATATCTACGATAGTAAGTTATTGCAGATCCCATGTTTTGAGGTGTTACTCCTTGAGGCAAGTCCATACATGATTGAAGTGTTGCACCTGAGTCAATGTCAACTATCTGAGTACATACGCTGTTACCTTGGATAGGCTGTAATAATATCATGCCGTTCTCTAATAAGATAGGCTCAACCGCATCCAGTATGGCATTGAGGTCTGCATACTTAGAATGATGACTTTGTGCATTCTTAATTACCTTACCGATTGCTAACTTACAACGGTGTAACTTTTGGTGTAGAGTTAGGACTCCCCCTAACTCATTCAGCTCATTGATTTTCTCAGTGGCTGTTTTGATTTCTTTTTGCATAACTTGTTTTTTACTTTCAGCAAAGATAAGAAAACTTTGCAGATTTACAAATTAAAGTTATTAACATACTATTGTTAATTCCTCCCCAGTGAGTGCAAAGTATAAGTTTTGGAGCTGGTGAACGTACTGAATTTCTTTATACCAATCACCATACTCATTGAAATAGAAATGACAATATAAACCATCTTTTGCATCAATATCATATCCACCTATTTGAAATAGATCCTCAAATTCACTATATTGAATGCCAAACTTCAACAACCATTCTTTGTTTATTGGTATCCCTTCAAAACAATTTATCAACCTCCATGCCTTAGAGGAGTAGATGTATTCATTTTCAATACCATCAACCAACCATGATATTTTGTGGCCTATTCCTTTGACATAGTTACCAACTCTTAGATCATTCGATTTCAAACTCATATCTTATTTTTTTATTTGTTTTTCTAATCCTTCGTTTCTTAGCCTTGATATACACATCATATCTGACTAATGGGGATGGCTTGTGTTTCATAATCCTAATACAAATTTCTCATACCAAGTAACAAAATCATCAAAATTTCTAACAATAATATAAACACCTCCAGCATTTTCAATCGCTTTTTGATACTGTTTCTGTGCTTCACTTTGTTTGTCCTTTTGCTTAATCTCAATCTTAACTGACCTGCCTCTGATAGTAGCAGATATATCTGCTGTTCCTTTGGTTGACTGTCCAGGTGTCCACTTCCCTGGCAGCTGCTTTGTGTGAGCCATCATACCTGAGCCAACTTGTATCTTAGCTCCTTCCCTGTACTGACCTTGAGATGAGATTCTCTCAGCTTGACCTCCCATGAACTGTATCCATGCAATGACACATTTTGTCAAGGCATTGGCATTGTTATCATTCCATTCTGTTTTAGGGATGTATGCCTCTGGCATGTTTGGATATTTCAGTTTCAAACTCTCCATCATGAGAGCATTGAGTTTTGATTTGTTTATTTTTTTCATGATATATGATATAATATGTGATTTACTTTATCTACTCCTTTTGGTTGATGTCCAAACCATTCTGGCTGGCAGTCCTTAATAATCTTGAATACCTCCTGCTCCAAATTTCTAAGTCTATTAATTTCCTCCTGGTATCCTTTAATGATATCAATATAGGATTTGTTGAGTCCTGCCTGTGTGTCAGTTTCAATTCGTAATTTCTCTTGATATTCTCTAATTGACTGCTCAAGGATTGAAATTTTAGATTCCCAGGATGGTTGTTGTATTGATTTTTGATAGACTCCAATTGTGTACTCAAGTTGTTTGATTTGTTCTCTAAGTTCTGGAGCTCTATTTGATTCTTTAACCTCATTTGATTCAATTGCTCCTCGCTTATCTGCCTCAAGTTCTTCAATTCTATCTCTAAGTTCTGTAAGTTTATTTGACTTAACTCTCTCAATTGCTGTATATTCAATAGCTTTTTTTCGTGATATGTTCTCTCTCTCTCCTCTCTCTCTTGAAATTTTATCTCTAAGTTCTGCAAGTTTTCCTTCTCCATCTTGTATTCTTCGTGCAAGTTCACTAATTTCTGTAACTCCGATGATATTATCTCTTTGACTGATTTGATTTCCTTTATCATCTATGTAAATTTTAAATGTTAATATCTGATTTTGTTTTATAAATTCCAATTTTCTATCACTTACCTCACTTGTTTTGATTATCTCAATGACACATTGGGTTCCACATGGGAGCTCTGCCATGACATCTGCTCTGAATTTACTGTCAATGATTCGTATCTCTTCCCTTGGATTGACTAAAAATACCTTATAATTTTTTATATTTATATACTGTTTTTCAAGTATTGTAAATTTAAACTGCTTATGTTCAAATGATTCAGAGTCTTTATCATGTGAATAGGTGTAATCAACTCCATTAATATTGATTTTTTGATTGGATAATGTCCTCCAGTGGTCAACTTGCTTAGGTAAATTGCAAAGTAAATTCAATTCAATCTGCAGTCCAGGATCTAAATACCATTTTCTTTGACTAAATGTTATTGCCACCTCAATTGAAACCATACTGCCATGCTCATCATAAGCATAAGGATATTTATTTGTTCTATTAGAATGGAAGGTCCTCATCTTTTTTAGTGTTTGGGATGTCAGATTTTATCTCATAGTATCTTTGACCATTGCTTGATACATTATCAATCTCAATTTTCTTAAATTCAAAGTAAGCTCTTATCCATGAGTTGAAATTTCTATTAGTCAGCCACTTTTTAAAGTCCTCATATTCACTTACAAATGTTTCAAACCATTGCTTATAGTTTATCTGTTGTCCAGGAGTGAACTTTTTATCATCCATCCAATCAATGAATTCCTTAGATGTTTGGTTAATTAGCTTTCTAATCTTTAAGTTTTTATGTTCATAGGCCACCAATCCATGCTCAAGATAGTATTGAATGCAGTTAATCATAAAATGGTCAAATCGGGCCCACTCATCTGTATCCCAATCATCAAACAACATACAGTTGAACTCATCAAGTGGTGATCTATGAGCTCCAAAGTAGCTTGATAGTTCCACTTCAAACATTCTGCGAGTGAATGATCCACCCTCTGCCCGGATTGTGTAGTTAGTTGAAATCAATACCTTTGGTGAGTCCTTAACTGGGAGCTTGACAGCATCCTTACCTTTGTACTCAATGGTAATTCCCTCTGTAATTATGCTAAAAAGTTTCTCAAAATCAAAATTTTTCTTAACATCATCAAATGCAAGGACTTGACAGTCAGTTGAAACAGTCTGATAAGGGAATGATTTGTTAAAATCAAAGGTCTTACCATCAATAGTAGATACTTTTTTCATTTGACTAATGGCATTTGTCAGCAATCCCTTACCACTACCCCCATTTGGATTGTCAGAAATAACCTCATCATTCAAGATAATTGCCTTATTGTTGGCATTAGTTTTATAAGAGTGCAACATGTATCCGATAACTGACTTCATGCTGTTGTATCTCTCCACCTCTTGACCTGAGATTAACCATAGGAATGTTCTGAACATGCTCTCATGATGATCCTCTGTAATGAAATCTCTTTTAATAACTTGATCCTTCCAAATATAGAAATCAAGCTCATCATAATCATATATCTCATACTTATCTTGATAGACTTTAACAGCATTATTCTGATAATATATCATAGCAAAATCCTTCTCATCCTTTAAAAAGTCAACATGAGCAGTATCAATCATTGATAGATAAGGTGTTGTGAATAGCTTTGTTCTATTTGCACATAAATTGAATACATCAATCTCATTGGCTGCCTCTAAATTTCTAATCACATGATCTTTTATCTTATATTCGTTCACCTCCTCAAGGAAATTTTCTGCCTTTGATATGAATACAAATGTCTTATCATTACCAACTGGATAATATTTGTAATAGTTCAATGACTGCAAATACAATTTCATTTTGAATGAGTTGATTTGCAACTTACCATCTGAGCTGTATTCCCAAAACTCATTGATTTTGGTAGTTTCTCTTATGATGTTAATCTCATTATTGAGTTTTTCAGTGTCAATGTCAGAGAATTGCTGTTGTATATCCTTCTCTTTTTTGCCACTCATGACCATTGCCATTAGTTTCTTTTTTCGTGGCTTATCCTCAAAGAATTTACTACTAAATTGTGCAGTATGTTTGTAAGCAGAGTTAACAATGTTTGTTATTTCAGCAACAGGAAAGCCAGCCTCTGCATATCTTGAGCAATATACCATGGCAGTTTGTTTGTTCACTCCAAAGTCATTGAATGCAGCTGCTAATTTAAACACTGAGTTATTTCTGTTGGTCCTATCATAGTGTTTTTGGAACCATATTACTAACTTATTAGCAATAACATCTTGATCATTTATTGGTATATTAGTCACATCACCTATCTCAATTGGCTCTATGTCTATTATCTGAATAGTTGGAGTATAAACCTCTGCCTCTAAGTTCACATATATCAATGGATCATAAGATTCAAAACAAGCCCTTGACACATCACTGCCAGATGGATCTAAGTTTGGATATTTCTCTTTGATGGACTTGAATATATTTTTGAACTCATTATCATTGGCAACAGGTGGTATTCTATAAAGTACCTTCACTCCATTTCGAGGTGATATCCATGCAGAGAATACATGAATGTCTGACTTAATATTCTTTTTTAACTCCTTTGCCTCATCAAGTGAGCTCAGATCATCAAAATCCAATACCATTAAACCGGATGATTTCTTTAATCCACTCTTTGACCTGGTGTTGAACTGACCATTAAAGCAAACAACTGGAAGTTGGACCTTTAAAAATTTTTGCTCATCCTCATCCTCGGTGTTCCTAATCTTTTCAACCAATTCCTTTGATGCTCCATCCTTGATACGATCTAAGAAATGACCAACATCTTTATTAAGTTTTGGTGCAGTGTCTTTTACTTGTTTAAAAAATGATACCTTCATAATAGTGATAAAAAAACCCCTTAACTCCTTTGGGATCTGACGTCCAAATTCATTAAGAGGCTTAGTAACTTCTTTAGTTCTATATTGTCAGATCGAACCGTTCACAAATGTAATAATAATTTTAATATGTACTGCAAATGTTCTGAAATATTTTTATTTGTACTGAGTTTGTACTGATTAAATTATTTATTATCAATTACTTAACTATAAATAGCACAAAAAAACAAAAAAATTTAGCTCAAAAAAACCTACAAAAAAAAAATGATTGACTAAAAAAGTATATATAATAATAAAAAAAATATAGTAAAATATATACTATATATAATAGGGTTTCAATTGTACTTTTGTTCTAATGCTAACTGTCTGATTTTCAATGATAGTTAAAAATTGATAGCACAAAAAAATCCCCTAAGCTCGTTTGCAAAGGGGATTTCGAGAGTAATAATTTAAAAAATCAAGTATGCAACTCCAAAGTTAAATCTTTGTAGAGATTATTCTTAATTCTAAATTTAATTTTTCTCAATTGTTTTAAACAAAAACAGTTCATAATATCATCAACAAGGTCATGATCTTCATTATAATTCTCAAATATTAACATGAGCTCCTCAATATATTCCAGGTATATTTTATCTTTGATTGAGATTAGATCATGATGAGTTTTAAGTCCATGTATCACACTTGCATGGTCTCTGTTGAACATGGCTGCTATCTCATAGAGTGTCAATCCTTCCTCTCTGAGTAGGTTGTAGAGATAGAAACGTTTGTAAGTGTAGTGTCTATATCTGTGGCGCGCTTTGAGGTTGTTATCCTCAATGTATTGTATTATGTCAGTCATTTTTCGTTAAAGTAATTATAAATTAATCCTATTCCAATTATTAAAAATCCCATTGCAAAAGTAAATATTGCCATTTTTGCCTCCTCAGCCATTGGACACCTCCTCTACTTCATAACCATTTTCAATAAACCATTCTAATGTATCCGGCATATTATTTGGATAGTTGTAATCTTGCAGGCATCCATTACCATCAAGGTAACAATACCACCAAAATCCTAACTCTTCCTCCATGGCATCCTCAAACCATACTCTGTATTGTTTCATATTAATTAAACCTATATCCTTCAAATACTGCTCATGTTTCTCTGGAGTGTCTAATTCATCTGGCATTCCATACTGATCCATTCCTATTGCTATGCGAATAGCTCCTCTAATTACTGAGTCTGGGTGTATTGAGTTACCATTTTGCAGCATTACCTCTATACTTTCAAGTAGCTGTAGCATTTCTAAGTTTTGTTTTTTCATGTTAATTAAATTTAGTTACATAAATTAAGGCATCCAATGCAATACAAACTTGCTGCACTTTTTTCTTTTGTTTTGGTGTTAATGCTTTCATTCTATTCTGATTTAAATTTTTTATTCCAATATTCATTCCACGTTAATCTTACTTTTTTATTACACTTATAGCAATGTGTGCTATGAACATATATAAATTTATGGTTGCAATAGATATATTTTCTAATAAACATTTTTAACCATTCTACTGCTGTTTTCATGATAATCTCTTTTGTTCGTTAATACCTTTGAATAGCTCAGAGCTTGACTCAATCATGCCGGTGGCCTTGAGATAATCAACCTCAATCTTTGCACTCTGTATTATAACAGAGCCAATTGTTGCCACTGCCTGTGCTTTTTCAATTTCCTTATTAAGCTCCTCCATTGTGAGCTCATCATTATCCAATCTCTCTAATGCTGAGAATAAGTGATCACGTAGATCATTGATTTTGTTTCTTGCCATTGATTTTCTTTTTAAGTTTACTATTTAATTTAATTACTTCCTGTATCTCAACAGGAAATCTTTGTATGGTATTCCTATCCATGTTATTACGCATGTCAATCATTTCAAGGTTATTAATATCCCAATGCATTGTGTTGCCATCTTTAAACCTCACAACATGACCAGGAGGGATTGACCCATTATGCTCCTCCCACACCACTCTATGCATCAACCTCCAATCACTATCTTTTATCTTGATGTATGCATAAGTCCTGCCCTCTTTGTCAGTTCTAAAATTGATAGTTCCAACCGGTTGTGTGTTATGTGGTTTGCTACCTTTTTTAAACATGGTAGGTTTAACTCTATCATAGATATGTTCCGGCATCTTAGCACCTTTGTTGTGAGGTTTATTACCTTTTGTAAATCTATGCTTTTTTCCAGCCTCAATTAGATTATGTCTGCCAGATGTTTCAGATGCAAGATATTCTTTTGACTTATGCAATCCCATTCTGTGAGCTTTATTTGCCACAGTGCAGTACTTAAGTCCAAGCTCATTAGCCAGGTCAATGGTTCTCATGTGAGGGAATTTTTCTTTTATAATATCATCTAAGTTCATACTCTCTCAATTTTAATGATTAGTTTCTCCCAAAGGTTGCTCATTCTGCGAGCCTCCCATTCTGAGTCTGCTTGCACAGTCTTTTTTAATATCCTCCAAGCTCCTCCCATGTATCCTCGATAGTGTATTGTCCACATTTTTTAATAGTTTTAAATATTTATAATATCTGATTTCATCAAAGTTATCCCAATAACTGATAATTGCTAAGTTGATTTTAGGCTCTCTCATGCTATCCAATTACTCCAATGTACATCAATATACCTACAACTGTCAAAAGTGCCACAGAAACGATAAAAATGTCCTGTATTGCTTTAATATCTTCATTCATGATTAATAAGTTTTAAGGTTTGACAAATAAAGTTCTAATCTTGCAAGAGCTCTTGACTGAATATTAAGTCTATGCTTATACTTAGGAAGTAACTCATAGAACATGCCTTTGCTAAGGTCTTTTAATGTGTCAGATGTCAATCTAATGCGAGTCAACATTCCATCAATCATGTACTCAACATCCTCAATTCTACACTCAACTTGAATGATTGCCTCCTCATCTTCGATATGGCCTTCACCATGACACTCCTCACATGTTACTGAATAGTCATAAGATGGACACTCATCCCATGAGTCATTGGCTGCAATTGTTCCACTGCCACAGCAAGTGTTACATTCTTTGATAAATTCTTTTTTCATACTTGATTTGTTAATTATTATATGAGCAAAGTTAATAACTATTTTCATATATGCAAATAATTAAACAAAATAAATATTAACATTTGATTGTTGATAAGTGTCGATGTCAATAAAATGATATAAAAAAACCTGCTAAGTGTGGGCGACCAGGGACTCCCCAATCCTTTAACCATAGCAGGTGTATTCTTTTTTTATAGTTCACCTATTCAGCTTGTGAGTAGAGGAACTTATTTGAGTGATCCGGTAACTGTTCTAATGGTAAGTATCCAGATACTATTTCCCTACCTTGAAACGTTTAAGAATGAACTTAACTACTCTCTTTGCTATGACTTTCCAAAGACCGCCTTTAGAGTCAACTTTCACCTCCACTCCTTCGGCAGTCTTGGAAATTTCAATATCTATATTTTTACCATCTAATTTAAACTCCTTATTAACCTCATCTTTGATGTATGAGATGTCAAGGTTTTTAGTGTCAACATCCAGCTTGATGTTGGTTCCATCCTTTTCAAGGTTGATGTCTACATTATCAGTGTCAATTTTGACTGTTTTTTTCTTTGCCATAACTATTTTATTTTGCCCATCTTGCTTTAACGTTCCTGTGGTCATAATGCACCCACGTGGAATAAGTACCTAATCCACCCTCTTCCATCTTACCGGCTGCAATAAGTTTCTCAATCACAGCTGCCACCTCTTTTGGTGTCATGCCTGCTATCTTAAAATCTGCCGCCTCACCTGTAATATGACGTGAGGATTTTACCCCTTTAACCTTAGCATTAAAATCAGCTGTTCTGTACCCACTTGTTATTTTGATTGGTTTCTTTACCTCATCTCTCAACACTTGTAAATTCTTAGCAAGTGCAAAGATGTTTTGAAATACTGTATCTGAGATCACAAATCCATGCTTGTTAAACTCAGACAGGGTGAAATTATTTGTCAGTTTCATACTTATTTTTTCGCTAAGATACGTTTTTTTGTTTCAACTATTGCTGTTGTATCTGCTTTTAATAATGGAGCTTGCGGCTGTTTCTCTTCAATAGGCTTTCTGTTATAATACTCATTCTTATCTAAACAGTTGTATAAACGGTCTTTAACATCCTGCACCTCAAAATGTGTGTAAGCAAGCCATAATGCTAAAACTCCAATGGCTCCTTGCTTTTTTATCACTTCAATAAATTGTGTTATAGGTATCATTTTCATTTAACTTCGTATTTCGGTAGTTCTACATTATTAACCCAGTCTATAATGTCTTGGTCGTTCCAATCGCTTGTGTACGTGTAACCATCAAAGCTAACTCCAAAGTTTGTTGAAGGAGTTTGAAGGATAACATTTGCTGTGCAAACCTTGTCAATGATATTATCAACTACTGTTGTAACTATCACATTTGGATTTACTATTTCTATGTTGAATTGCGGAAATTTATAAGTTGCCATATTTTTATATATTAAGATAAAGTTGTTCCTGTTACTGTAAAAACACGAACCGCAAAATAAGTATTTCTTTGAAGTGTTTTACTATAATTTAAAACGGGGTTTGTTGAATTGCTTAAAACAATAACCGAACTTCCTGTATCATTGTTATTTGTTGTTGAAGTCCAATGGCTTAATGTAGCTATTGAAAAGGGAGAATAATTAAGATTTGCACTAATACCCCAATTCATTAAATTCATTAACTCATTAATATTTGGTAATCTCCAACCACTTGTAAAAGTGCTTATTGACAAAGCCAATCCCCAATCTATTGCTTGTGCCCACGTTTGTAAAAGCGGAGTAGATAATTGATAGTACCCTAAAACATTTGTTCCGTTGTAAGTGCTCCAATCTATTCTAATTCTATTTGTGTATGTCGTACCGCCTAACTCATCAGTAAATCTATTGGTGTTACCAAATGGATTATTACTTGCTAACACTGTGAATGATGTTGCTCGACCTGCCTCAAGATCACCATCATCACCAGTTCTGTATGATGTTGTTTGTCCTGTTTTCATTAAGGTCTGACCAACAGGAGCAGGGGTGGACGAACCACCACCACCGATCTTGAAGTTCAATGCACTTATCATAGTACTAATATAGCAGATCCACTTGTTAACTTAACTGTATCAAAGATGTTTTGATTAGCAGGCGTTATGATTGTACCTGCTTTCAATGCAATTGCTGAATTGCCAATGTAGGCAGTCTTTTGCTCTGCTACATCCCCGACATGTTTAAGTGAGTTAATAATTGTATCCTCTAATAATACAACAGCTTTTACATTACCTGAATAAGTTGTTGTAGTGTTCAAAACAAATGTTCCATTAGCAGCTGAAAGTACTGCATCACTACCATTTTTTGAACTTAATTCGTATACTGATGGACTTGGCATAATTTTATTTTTGTTTCAAAGTTAATATTTTAAATTTTTATTTTTTAGTAGTAGGTTCTTTTGTTCTTAAATTTATCTGCAACCACACATTTTAAAGATGCTTTACGTGCAAAGTCATAGTATGTTAATTCTGGACTTTGGCTCACAATTACAGGCAGGTCATTGATGCAATAATCATGGTTGTGAGCATTGTAATCTGATATGTAAAGATTATTCTCACTTAATAGATACAAATCAACAAGTGGTTGTGTTACGCATTTCAAAGATGGATCAACAAGTATTTCATACTCATTCAAGTTCTCTCGAATTACTCTCCTCATCTCTCGATTATTGTAAATGATATTATCTATCTCAGTGTTTGGTTGCCTGTTACCAATGAATCCATTGAATCTGTAAGTACTTTCAACACCACTACCAGAGAAATCAATCTGTTGTATCTCATGATATCCATCAAAGTTTGCTCTCAATCTGGCTGTTGCAATTGCATTCTGTATTGTGAATGGCAATAGTCTATATTTACCCCATGAGAATATGGCTTGAATGCCTGAGATATCATAATCAACCTTTAACTCATAGCATCCAATTCCATCTGATACCAGAACATCATTCCAATCTATTGTAGTGTAGTAAGCATTAGCCTCATTAGGGAATGGAATTACTGATGGAATGTAAGTTGTTAACACACCATCTTTATATAACTTGAATGCAACATAATCTGCAGGATCACTGAGCTTTATCCATGCACTTGTCTTATCAGTCTCCCATGAGTTTGATGTGGACTTAGCCAGAACCAACTCCTCACAACAACACTCCTCAAATCCTCTATCCTGTGGAGGGCAAATCTGAGGCAGCTTGATAGACTTATAATCAAAATACATTCGATCCTCATTCTTAGCACATTCACACTCAGTTGTTGCAGTTGTAACAGCAAATGAAAGCCATTGAGTAGTATTACCTAATGGACATGGATCACTTGTTTTTAAGCTGTCAACATAAGTTCCACCCCCAATAAGATCTGTAATATACCACGTATCAGAACCATCAAACCAGATATAATAAGTTGATCCAAAGTAAGTGAACTCAAATACATTGAATCCATTATACGTGCCGGATGCATCAACCTCAAATTGTAGCGTTGAATAAGTACCAGATTGAAACGAAATATTAATGCAATCACACATAGCAACCTTTTATTTTAGATGTAAATTTAACTCCATTAGATAAGTTAACATTGTTTGGATTAAAGTAACAAGTTATAACAGCTAAGTTTGGAGCAGAGAATGTTAACGTGGCATAAAGTCCTGTAATGGGAGTCAATGGATTAGCCAGGTTATTATCATAAGGCACAACAGTTGAACATATCCAGCGAGGTGCAGCCTCTGTTGGCTCAACTGTAATCATCCCCCACACTGTTGGTTGATCCCAATCTCCGGATGCAAGTAAATGAGTGGCCACAACATAATGTAGTTCACCTTCCACAACCACACCTACATTCTGAGCAGTACTTACCACTTGAAGTGTCATTGTTTGGTTTATATTAGCATCTGAATCATAGTCTTTAATTACAATATTCTCGCTGTAAATATAGTCAAGTCCATTAATGTCTGCTGTTATTCTTAGTTGTAAATCCCAATCTGGCTCAGTTCCATAAGGCAACCAATCTCGAGTCTGCCTATTTGGATAAAATATAGGGGCCGCATTAGGTTGGTTGATCCAATATTCCCAACTGTAAAAGAATGGTAAATAAACTCTCATACCATAATGAGTAACAGTGTCAATGAACGCATCCCTCTCAAGTTGAGCAGTAAGTTTCTCAGATGTTGTTGGAAGAGTTGTAATGACACTTTGAGATTGATTGATAGGATAGTAACCTCCGACCTTTGGAACGCTCGCAAAATCAAAGAATGAACTATTCAATAGGAACTCTTCATTAGTAACTGAGTTAACCGCCCAAATCTCTGCCTTAGTATATCTCATATCTGCATTGATAGGAACTAAAAATTTACCAATGAATGCAATATCATCCTCGATATTACCCTCAAATCCTAACTTAGTCACATTATCATTTGCAAAGTTTTGTGAGTGATCAACAAATCTATGAACAACCATATCCAAAACTCCAGGAGCAGGTGGTTGCTCACTTAGTTGGCCCTCAAATAGCAACAGGTTTACTGTTCCATACTTGGCCCAAATGTAAAATAATCTATCACCAATACTACGTGCATCCATGAAAGTTATGAATGCAGCATTCGGAGTGAACTCCCAATCCCATGTGGTCACTGTTCCAACAGTTACCGGATTGCTAAATTCAAGAGTATATCCTGCACCACTTGGATTGAGTGGTGATGTCAATAAGATTGGAGCTGCACTTGTCTGAGTTTCAGCAAACATGCTTAACTCACTCTGATCAACTGTTTGATTTTTAAAATATGAATCATCCACAGGCATATATCCTGCTCCAAATCCAAAGGATGCACTTGCAGAATCAATTGAGATGGTGCCAGTCTGCACTGTATTAAACTCAAGAGATGTAATTCCAGTTACAAGTGAGGCATTAGCCACACCACTATTGAATGGCTCATCATACCAACCTGTGTCTGCATTGTCGCATATTACATAAGTTAAGTTATTATTTGGATTGCCATAAGTACGCTGCCAAACTGTGCCAAAATAAGGCTTTAAACAGCCGCCAAAATCAAATGAGGATGGCAACATGGCACCGCCTTGAATGAACTCCACCTCTAAATCATAAGTCCTGGTCTTATTTGGATAAGTTGTTTGGTCAGTAATGGTTGCATTCACAGCATATTGCCCTGACATGATGCCAACTTGAGTACCTGTTACCACTTGACCATTGATTGTGCCTGTAAGATCAAATAACAATTTATTTACTGAGCCATCTATTAAGCTGTTTGGAGTAATTGTTCCTGTTTGTGGAACAAAATTTAAGTTAAGCTCTAATCCATTACGCTTTGAGCCGCCCTTTTGCTTTGCTATGATGTAAACATATTGCGTTCCACTCTTCCATGTCAAATTATTATCAACAGTCATTGAGCCTGCACTCACAGTTAGAATATCAACAGTGTTTGTGTGATGCACTGAGCCATTTGTATTGTAAATTATGACCTCAATCTCATCACCTACCTGGAATCCCTCTGTTAAAAAGTTAGCTCCTGACAAATTTATCTGATCAAGCCCTGCAAAGTATGTTAACAATACAGATGGAGTCTCAGCAATAGCAATATTTTCAGTAATTGTACATGTAAATGTCTGCTTATCACCTGCATTCGCTTGGTAGAAATTCTTATTGACAGAGAATATATCTTCAAAATCAATACTACTTATTAAAATTGGCATATTTATTCATTAAGTTATTAATTTCTGACATATCCTTTGACCTTTGAGCCGTATCCAAATCCTTTAATAGTTGGTGAGCTTGTTCCGGATTATCTTTTTCAACCTCTTTTATAGCTAAATGTGCCATTGATAGCACTATATTTAGTGAATCTGTAAGGCCTTGAGCTGTTGATTGTAACTTATCTAACTGTTCCTGTGTCATTAGTTAATTATTTTTAAAGTAACCTTACCATTTGCCCAGTCAAGCGGCTCCTTATAGGTGATTGTTGCCAAACTTTTCTCATCAATCCATTCTATTCTGAGCACCTCACACCACTTATTGTTGGTAAAAATATAGTTACTGTTCTGCAAAGATACAAATTGAGATTGTCTTAATCTTATTCGAGCCTCTTCGTGGATAATAAAATCATTATTTGCTATGAAATTAATGTAGTGAAAGTTATTCCATAAGGCTGTTGCACTGTAATACAAATCATATTTAGACTGATCCAAATTAACCTCCAATGGATTGTTGCCTGCTGACTTAACATACAAGCTTTTGGTAACTCCAAAATATTCATTGCTAATTTTCATTGCATTTTTACGATCTAATATCTGAGCATAAAGATTAGTTCCATTACCTCCAAATGCTTGATTGATTGCTTGTGTTGTGGCATCATACAACAATACAAATGGAATAGCAAGCAATTCAAGTATGGATAATTTATTCTTTGGAGCACCGAGTGCAAAATTAATTCTCACCTCATTCAATCCTTTGATTGTAACAAGGTCTGCATTGGTTGTTGGAACTGCATTCTCAGTTGAGTATTCAGCCTGGTTACGACCAAACATAACTCCATCAATAGTATGAGTATCAGTGTAATCAAGTGAGTATGTAATGTAATATCTTTTCCAGGTATCCTCTGTATTGTAAGTGAACTGCTCATCACGTTCTGGCTGAATGTTCAATGCAGGATCTATCTGTAATGATGTCTGCTGTTGTAACCAGTCTCTCCTCTCTAATCTCACAGTCTTATTTGCAGGATCTATAAACAGCTTTGCATTGAACTGTTTTAATACCTCATCAAGCCATGCTCCGAAGGTTGGAGTTGTATCAGATGCAGAACATACAGGCTTATTGAAACTATCTGCTAAATCATTTGAAGTCTTATCAAAGAAACTCTCATTGTTTTTATCCAATGGAACCGGTAAAGTAAGCCATCCCGGTTGATTAGTAAAAATACTTGAAGGTAGTGCAGTATATCCTAAGAACTGACATCCCTTTGCAAGTATCTCTGAATATAAACAACCTTTAAAAAACTTTTTGCGAGGGAATATTATTGGAAATAACTGAGACATTAACACCGCCATTGCTGTCAATAAACTTGCAAAGTATATCAATTTAATAGCAAATTTTGCAGCTCCAGAAATTGGATTAGCAATCAAATCAACTGTTGCCTCTGCTAAATCTTTATAGGCTTGAATGATTTGTAATGTTAACATGAATAACGCTATACTCATATTCAAAGCATCCATTGCAGCTGTGTTTGTTACCACATAATATCCTACATTCTTATAGTTAAAATATGCTGGATTATCTTTGACCATTAAATCAAATGAAGTTCCCCTGGCTTTCTCCCAAAAATCATCTGATCCATTTCGCCTCTTTAACTTGACCTCAATCTCATGCTGTCTGATAATAGGCTTTGCAGCTGAATCAGATAAGTCAATATAGTAATCAAGCGATATGTTACCATCCATTTCGACAGTGTAAGGAATGCCAATGAACAGTCCATTGTTTTGAATCCAGGTCTTTATAAATTCATTGGCCTCACGTGGCAGGATAACAGTATCTACATTCAAACTCAATACATCTGGATTGCCTGTGAAGTCACTCACAACTCCAATTGAATCTCTGTTGCGTGGGCTTACCTCAATGCCGTTTAATAAGTGTCTCATGATCTAACTTTGAATCTGTTGTAAACTGTTGTATTACCTTTGCGTGATGATTGAACTATCTCCATTGCTGACTGTGTTATCTCTCCCAGTTGTATGTTGGTTTCTGGTTTCTGTTTAATTACCTCTGTAAGGTTATCTAACTTGTTTGCTAAGATAGCTAAATCCAATGAACTATGAGCCACATCCTGACCAACTAACCTGCCATTTTGATACTCCATTGCAAGCCTTGTTAACTGCTCATTTGTCAAGTTACCTATCTGATCATTCAATGACTTAGGAATAACTCTCTCATGTGGATGCAATACAGCGTGGAATCCTCCTTTACCATCTACTCCTCCACCTCTTCCAGTGTCCTCTGTTCCATCGTAGAACATAGGCAGTGAACTAATGAATGCCTGTAATAAACTTGCATCCTTGATAGTTTTCATTAATGCCGTCTCTGGATCTTTGGCAGCATGGCCAGCATAGGTTTGGTAAATAGTATTAGCTAACTCCATTCTTTGCTGTCTCTTTTGCTCTCTCTCTTTTTTCCTGTTTGACTCTGCAATTATACGCTCTTGTTCAGCTAAGGATTGTTGTGCATTGATGTTACCATTGGCAGCAAGTTCACGATAGTAATCTGCTTGTTTTTCAGCAGCTGCAATCTCTTTATCCATTTGTGATATACGTTCCTCTGATTGAGCTTTGAAAAAGTCAGTGGTTTTTTGTGCGAACTCTTGAGTGGTTTTCCATTTCTCCTCCTCTAATTTTGTTGCAACAGCATTGTATTTTTTCTCTAAGTTAGCAACAGCTTTGTTATAATCCTCTTGACTTGCAAAGGCTCCATCCTGTTTTAATTTATTGAGTTTATCTAACTCATTTTGGAATTGTAATCTCTCTTCAAACTCTTCTCTTTGAGTACCGCTAAGGCTTGCTAACTTGGCCTGGTTTTGTTTATCTTCAAATGCAACAGAATCCTCATATAGTTTTATGTTTTCCTGTCTCTCATTTTCAGCAATTTCCTCTGCATTTCTTTTCCTAAATTCTTTTAAGGCCTCATATTCTTCACGATTTTTCTTAATATAATCCTCATTTACTTTAGTTAATTCAAGTTGTAAATTAGTTTCAATTTCTTTTATCAATGTAGCCTTTTGTTCTGAGCTTGCTTTCATTGCCTTAACTTCCTCAATACGTCTTTGAGCAGCAATTTTAAGCTCTGTATAAGCTCTAACCTCATCATCTTTAATTTGCTTTATTTGCTCATCTTCAATTTCCTTTGTAAGGTCAACAGTTTTTTCCAACTCTTTGTTATAATTTTGTTGTGGAACTATTGAAGGTGCAGGTGGTGGTTTGAATTGTTCATGTTGTTCCATGTTTTCTTTTAACTCTGCGTTTTGTTTAGCAAAAATTTGTGATAAATCTTGGTTTACGCTTACAGTTTCTTGTGCAATTTTTAAACGTTCCTGTGAAACTCTAATATCTTCATTTAGAAAAGTTAATTTATCTTGGACATCTTTATTTCCAATCTTAATGTATTTATTTTCGCGTTTTTGTAATTCGGATCTTTCTTTTAACTGTTTGTTTAAAGTTAATTGAATTTCTTTTATTCTATCTTTTGCATTTAATTCATCCTCTATTGCTTGGGTTAATTTTTTTTCACCTCTTTGCAACATCATTTTTTCTTTTAATTTATTGATATAATCTTGTGTTGCTCTGGTAACATGATCTTGAAAAGCAGCCTCATTTGATAAGTTTTGAATTGTTGTTCCATACTTAGAATTTATTTCTGATATTAAACTACTTCTCTCTTTGCTGCCAGCATTTGTATTTTTTAATTGAGTTGTCAAAGTTAAAAATCCACTTGCCTCTTGTGCTATTGCAGAGTTCATTTCTTTACTTAGTTGTAAATTTTCCTCCTGTACTTCTTTCCTTGCTTGTTCAGCTCTTTTCTCATCATCTGTTGCCTGAGTTAATTTATATATTGCAACAACAAGTGCAGCAACGGCAGCTGCAACCAATACATAAGGATTGAGTAACATACTTGCATTCAATCCCTTTGTTGCTACATTTGCCGCATTGGTTGCTGTTGTTTGTGCCACTGTTGCTGTGGTATCAACTTGTTTTGCTGCTGTAAACAATCCCATCTTAGCCGCCGCCGCTGTGAATCCTGCTCTAATCTCTGTCAATGCATCACCTAATCCTCCCAATGTCTTTAATGCATCACCTAATCCTGCAAGGGCTTGGAGTCTTCGCATCCCCTCCAAAACATTCTCATTCTCAACACCTAATAATTGCATGGATGCCTCAACACCTTGGAATGCAGCAACACCAATTTGACCAGCCTTAGCAGTTGCACCGGCAAAGTTTTCCATTGCACTACCTGCTGTGGCCTTAACAACTGATTGAGTATCTTGGATTTGGTCTTTAAGTTCACCAGCCTGTTGAGTCATTTGTTGGAATCTTGGATCAGATGAGTCCATGTTCATTAACTCTCGAGTCAAATCTTTTAATTCCTTTTTAAGGTTACGTGTTGCACCCTCATAATTACCTACATTTCTCTGATGTTGGCCAACAGTTGCATCAACTTTTTTCAATTGAGCATCTAATCGAGTAACAGTTTCAAGTAATTCTTTGCCCTCTGCTGTATTCTCTTGGTTGGTAACAGCCAAATCCTTATATGCTTTGCGTGCCTTGTTCAATTCAGCACTCAATTTACTGTATGCACTTGCCTCACTTGATGCTAACTTAGCCGCTTTCTCCTGTTCTTTTGCTACCCTTGCAAGTTCCTGAGCTTGCATCTTTTGGAGCTTAACAATTTCCTGCTCTGCCTTTATTTTTTGTTGGTCTGCCTGGGCTTTTAATTTCTCAATCTGTATTGATTGCTGCATTAACTTATTTGCCTGCTCTGTTGCCGCTCCAAATTGCTTTAACTGTGCAGTTGATGCCTGAGTATTGGCAGCAAGTTCACCTTTCAAACCCTGTGCAGTGGCTTTGAGTTCAGCCTGTAACTCATTAAACACTGCAAGTGTCTTAGTTGCTGAATCCCTAACTCCTTTGAACAGATCTTCCTGCTCAAATAAATCACTGCTACTTATTTTTTTTGCCATTTTGTGCCTTTAAATAACGTTCATATTCTCTTTGTAGTGTAAAGAACTCTTTAACACTTATCTCCTTTGTCTTAATCCATTGACCTAACCACTTCGACATGTGGACCAACATCTCCTCAATGCCTACTCCACCGCCTGCAGTGTTCAATATGTTCTTTAACCTGGTCTCTTCCATCTCTATTAAGGTCAATTTAAACCGATCACCTGTAATTACATAGTCAAGTTCCTGTATTGCCTTATCTTTTATCACTTTCAATATCTTTGCATGGACCTTTGACAGTCCAAATTCCTTAATGTACTCATCATGTATCTGTTCCCACATGATTAAATCATTTTGCTCTGAGCCTTTTTGAGCTGTTCTAAGGAACTTTATCTCACCGCCTAAGCATTTATACCAATTATAGATTGGAAGGTCCTCAATACTCTGATAATATCCTTCTAATCTCTTTGTCGTATCTCTCGAGGAGTTCGACTTGTAATTTGGTTTTGCTCTCCTCAGTGAGCCCAATAATGCCCTCCCCAAATTTTGTAAATAAGTTATCATTGCCTTTAATTGGATCTGCATCTATTTCAAAAAAATCTTTTCCCAACAAAAATACCATACTTCTGTAGAAATCACCACTATCAAGTAAATTATATGGCTCACCTTCCAACTTTCGCCCATTACTTAGCATCTCTGTAGCAGCTGAATAAGTGGTGCGACCATTATCTTTGTTCCTTAATGGATTGCCTGTCTCATCAACACCCTCGCTGAGTAACTGATCCTGTTGAATGTACTCAACTATGATAGTATTTTGCAAGGTCTTATCTAAGAATACTCTCTTCCAAACCTCATCTGGCTTTAAAAAAGCTGCAATATTATCCAGTAAATTTATAGCCTCCTCCATTTCAAAATCAAAGGTATAAAAAAAGACCCGCACATTTCTGAACGAGTCTTTTTTTTGGTTTATAGCTATTTGATTAAGCCGCCGTAAACGTAAAGGATCCAGTGAAACCGTCTTTTACTACTGAAACAGTATATTCGTCACCAGAAACAAACGTTTTCAATAAAGTATACGTTCCTGCCGGTAATTCTGAAACGGCTGTTGGGTTACCAAACGAAACCGCATTGGTTACGTCATAAATATCCCAATCAGTTAATCCCGTAACGCCTTGTAAAAGGATAGGGTTTAACGCTGTTCCATAATCAAATGTAGCATTCAAAGTTACTGAAACCGTTGACACTTGTGAAACATACGCCAAATTAACATCAATCAATCCAGTCAATGTGTTGAAGTCAAGGTTTGCCTCTGTTGCTGTGATCATGTACATAGTTGAATCATCAAACAAACGATCAAAGTCAAATGTTAACATGATTTTCTGTACAGTTGAATCAGTTGCAAACATGAATGTAGGGTTCCATGATTGGTTATCTACAGGGATTGGATATAAATATCCATTCACTTTTGAGCCAATTAAGTTACCTGTTACATCAACAACGTACACTCCGAAGTTTACACAACGGCCTGCTTTCATTTTACCTAATAAGGTTGGAGTTGAATCCTCTCCCCACAACTCACCAGAGAATGATCTTTTGCCTTCTCTCAAAAATGCCATACGTCCAGAATTAGCCTCCTCGAATTGAGACTCTGCCTTTGGAAGTTCTACATTTTCAAATGCCGGTAAAGGAAACCATCTCTTTGATGCATCTGCCTCATTTACTAAGCTATTCCATGTTGGAAGTGGAGCAGATAAATCTATCCCATTCAATGTTCCATCATTGGCGTTCAATGGAACCATTATTAATTTACTTGTTACGCTCTGAATAGGAACGCACCCTGGTCTCCCTGTGTTGCCGAGACCAGCATTACAATTACATCCTGCCATTTTTTCTATTTTTTAGCATTTACAATTCTGTTTATATTTCGTTAATCTTATTCGTAGCTCAACACCACTTAAATTAGCATCCAATATGTTTTGAAAATATCCATTCGCTTGCTCAGTTCCAAATCGAGTGAAGTTCACTATCTCATATCCTTCCAGAGTTTTATATGATGGGCTGTTATCAATCACCTCAATGAACTTTTCAGCCAGCTTACTCATTGGCACAACAACATTATCAATGTGGTCCTTAGTGTAGTAATTCACAATGTCAGTCTCATCAAGGAAAAATATCCTCAAATCACTCTCCCATTCGTAAACACTCTCACGCCCAAACCTCTGATATCTCACATCATGCAACAACCATACTAATGGAGTTTTTTGTGTGAGGTCATTGCTTACTGCTGTCCATTCATTGTTGGCAGATATTTTAGTCCCTGGCACAAAGTAAGGCTGTGGAAGTGCGAGCACCCCTGTTGCATTACCTGCCTTAATCCACTCATCTGTCTCAATGACTGTGATTAACAATGGACCATTAACAGGATCTGTTATGTACTTTCCAACTCTTGCATAAGAAGTGTCACATGTGGTTGTGATACCTTGATTTGGATCGTATATCCCATAGATATAAATATCAATCTGATTAACCAAATCCTCTATTGCCTGAGATACATCCTGTGTCATAACCAATACGCTGTTAATTTAGGAACTCCTCTGAATTTTCTATAATCACCTATGCCAACGTATGTAAGTTCTATTATTGCGTTATCATCACCTCCTGGCAGTATAAATGTGTCACCTATTGTGTAGTTCTTACCTGCATTTACTATGGTAACATCTTCGACATCTGAGCCGCTTTGTGTGACTGTAATATTAACTGTCAAGCCTGTGCCTGTTCCACCTGTTAAACTTACATTTGTTTGGTCAGCATATCCAGTGCCCCCACTGATCAAATTCAGTGAAACTGCTTGACCTAATGGGGGAGCTGTGGTATATCTTATGAAATCTCGAATTGAATTATAGGATCTTATTGCCTCATTGTAACGAGTGTACATCATGCTAAATAAAGTATTTGCCACTGTACTGTTCTCATTATCTGGCTTTACTAATCCTATTGGCGTGATTTGATTACTCAAGTCTTTGACATATTCAAAATAAACAAATCCTTTCAACATCTCTTTAATCCCCTCTGAATCCAATTGGTTTACACCCTCATATATTCCATTGAAATAATAAAAGTTGTATCCCAAATCCTCCGATAATGGATTAAATAAGACTAAGAAATTAGGGCTTTGAGGTACGTTGTTTAACAGGTCACTTTGAAAATCATTGTACAAAGTAATTCCAAACAACTCCTTTAAATATCGTGGCTCATACCGGTTAATATAATCCTGCAATTTAGCTTGGTCATACATACCTGTACTTACTTGATATTTACCCGTAAAATCTTGTATTGAAAGTATCATTTTATTTTATTTTGCCGTATCCTTTTTTAACCAATATCTCTGCCTTTGAGCCAAGCATCTTCCACACTTGACCTTTTGCAAGTCCAGGGAAGGTGCCATTGCTAATGAATGTATACTCTTTGTTTGGATCTAAGCTCACAGCCTCAACAGTTTCAACTGCCTCAACTTGTGGAGCCTCAATCTTATTCTCAAGTTCTACATTAGCAATCTTCTTTTTGCGTGGTTTCTTTTCCATAATGGATTAAATTTTAGTCGTTGATTAGAGCTATATCAGTTGCGATATCTGATTGAACAAACGCATCAACATCATTACCTTTGATGTAAGCTACCAAACGAGCCTCACATAAGATAGTAACCATGTTACGAGTAAAGTCATCATTCTCATATCCTACTGACATATTCATGTCCTCTCTGAACTTGATGTTGAATTTAGTGAAGTCACCAACTACCAAAGTACCTGCAGTGATATTGTTTGAAGATACAATCATTAAACCAGCCAACATCATGTTTGCATCCCAAAATGCAGGATAAGTGTACTCTCCAGATGATGTCTTAGTCAATTCGATTTTAGCAACATCCTCTGGGTTCAATAGAACGTGAGTAGGCTCAAAGTTAGCAGCTTGAATCTGAGCTTTTGCAATTCTAATTAAATCAGAAATGTTTGCCCCTGGGATAGTACCTGCAAATGTACCTGCTGAAAAGTTAGGTGCAGCTGATAATAAACCATTTAAGTCAACACCACCTGCTCCATTTATTAATGAGTTGTCAATAGTTTGCTCAATAGCTTCCATCAATTCAGTGTTGATTTCAGATCTAACGAATGATAAGTCAGCCAACATCTCTTTTGAAACTTTGATGTAAGCAGCAACTTTTTTCACTTCCTCAGAAACCTCCTCATATTTAACCTCTCCATTGAATTTAGCACCTGCCTCATTCACCCACAAAGTACCTTCACCTGTTGGAGCAACTTGTTTTGTTTGTTGGATGTAAGTAACGAATTTAGATGTAGTTGTTCCTACGTTAGAGATCTCACGTATTCTACGAATAGGACGTGCAATTCTGTTTACTCCTGGCTCTAATACACTCAATGCAACGTTACCAGAGTAATCTCCATCAATTGTAGTGTCAGTCTTAACATCTAATGTAATTCTGTTACCTTTCTCGATTGAGTCAGTGATCGCCTTAACATTGTCAGAATAAGTTTTTACTAATGCCTCTTTCAAAGTCTTAGCTCC